CTGTCTCAACGACGTATTCAACCTTACTGCGAAGCGTGCAGATGATGTGCATCGGAGCGCCGAGGATCGCGTCCACAAGCCTGTTGTGCTGAGGTGTTGCTTCCCGCCACGCCCCAAAGTTGCCGCCGCCGCCCTGCGTCCTCTTGCCGGCGTTATCAACCAGCTCAAGGATGCCGCCCTTGCCGGACCACGCGTGAGACAGGCTGTCGATGATCAGCGTCGAGTATCCAGACTCGGCAGCCTCCTTGATCGCCTGCGTGAACCGCTCAACTTCGTAGCTCTGCAACTCGAGCACATCGAAGTCCAAGCCACGCTCGCCGCTGTAGAGACTCGCAGAGCCGCGCTCGGTGTCGATGACCGCCACGCGGCCGCCCAGGCCGTGAGCGATCCGCAGGGCCGTCATTGTCTTGCCGCTGCCTGCAGGGCCGACGAGGCCGAGCCGCAGTTTGGCTGCCGACTTTGTTGCTTTCTTGAATCCCATTTCCGTGTCCTTTCGTGTTTCGCGAATCTGGAAACCCGCTCCGCGTCCTGCTCGGCGGGCAATACTGTGCGTCCTTGCTGCTGGCGACTCCGTCGCCGCTCCTTCCGACCAACGGTTCCACCACTGGCCGTTCCTGTGCGATTACCAGGGCAACACGTTGCCCACGGGCCACGGCCGCGGGTCGACCTCGACGATGTCGCTGGCGGTCTCGACGAGCAGCTTGCCGTTGTGGTGGCCGATCACATCGCCGTCGTCGAACGAGCTCTGAGGCCAGCCGGCGAGGCGGAAGGTGACTCCGGTGCCGATGGCGAAGGCTTCACAGACAGACGGGCCGACAGTGTGCTCGGGCATAGCGGCGACTGCGGCGCGGTATTCGTTTTCGTGTGGATCCATGGGGTGATTTCTCCTTTGTTTGGGGAGTGTACAAACGGCCAGTTATCTGGCAAGCGTTCGGATCAAAATCGTGTGGGACTAAACTTCGCGTATACGTGACCAACCGTGCCGAGTGTTCCCTAATCGGAACAATTTGCGCGGCACTGTACCGCAATCGGAACCAGTGTCAACTAGCTATTCCTGCGGAAACGATCCGCAGGGCGAGGATCAAGATTTCGATCCAAAAGTCAGCGTTCATGGCGTGGCCCTCCTTGGCGTTGCTTGAACTAGAGGCCGAGCAGCTGCAACACAACGAGCGTTGCGGCATCGGCATTAACCCAATCCTGTGTGTCGTACGGTCGACCGCGTGTGACTACACGGTAGCTCTTGACTGAAGCGTCGTATTTGCCGGCGACCCTGGTTCCGTGGCAGTACACATGCACGTAGTCGCGGCCAACGAACTTGCACTCGCCAGGCTTCATCCGGGCAAGGCTTCGCATTACGTCAGAGTGGCTGGCAACCATTGTTCGTTTCCTCGAGGAAGCCGCAGGGCTCAACTGCTCGCACGGCCCAATAGTACCCAAATCGGAACCAATGGCAAGAGGAGGTTAGAAAATCTTCGTTTCCGTGGTTTCTGCCGCGAAAACCCTGGGCAGGAAAATCAGCCAGGGCGAAACTTTTCGGCCTTTGGCTTGTGCCGGCCGGTGCCCTTGGCTGTCTTGGCCTTGAGTTTGGCCACCTCGTCGGCCGCGACCATGTAGGAGCCGCCGACAAGCTCAAACGACAAGCGGCCGTCCTGGGCCAGCTTGCGGATGTACCGCATCGTGCAGCCGTATTGCTCGGCAGCATCGCGGCAAGACAGCAATTTGCGGCCTTTATCGTCTTTCATGAGAGCGATCATGCACCCAATGGTACCGATGCGGGAACCCAGGTCAAATACGCCACTTGCCCGGCCCGACCTCCAGCTCGTATCGTTCACTAGTGAACAAACCGTTGAGCGGAGGGCATGGGTATGGGCCTTATGTACATTAGTATACTGGCGCTTGGCGGTGCGTGAGCATGGAGCCGGTGGCCTGCATGGTGCAGGCCACCGGAAAACTGCACGGAGGCACCGCCGCGAAAGGTGCCGTATGACTCTCCGAGAATTGCTAGTGGAGCGGTACGCCCCGCTCCGAAACCTGTCCGACCGGTCGGTAGTCCTGTTCGGTTCGTCGATAGACCGCCTGCGTGACCATCTAGGCCGTGAGCCTACGCTGGACGACCTCACGGACCTGGGCATGGCCAAGTTCCTTAGATGGCGTGCTGCGACGCCACACAGAGGCAAGGTGCCGTCGCCCGCCAGCGTGGCGAAGGACAAGGCACATCTAGCCAGCCTTGGAAATTACGCCTTCAAGAAGAAGCTCATCGAGCAATGCGTGGAGTGGCCGAGAATCCGCGTGCCCATGAAACCACCACGCGGCTACACGGTCGAGGAGCTCTCGTCGATCGTCAGGCAGGCCAGAGTGACTCGTGGCCAGATCGGCACGGTGCCTGCTCCGTGGTTTTGGCAAACGCTGCTCGTTTGCGCTTGGGAGTCGGGCGAGCGTATCGGCTCCCTGTTGAGGCTGCGATGGGAAGAGGTCGACCTCGAGCACAGGATCGTCACGCTGCTCGGCCAGCACAGGAAGGACCACATAACGACCATCCACCGGCAAATCTCGCCGCAGCTGGTGGCGTGGCTGAAGCTGCACCAACGACAGCCAGGGCATCACGTTTGGCCGTGGCTGGACAATCGGCACGAAAACAGCATCTTCCCAGCCATCCGGCGGATCTGCCGGTCAGCCAAGGTGACACCTCGCGGTTTTCACGCCATTCGCAAGGCCAGCGGCAGCTACGTCAGGGCAGGAGGCGGCGACGCCAGCGAGCACCTGGGCCACGCCAACCCGCGGACTACTAGGGACCACTACCTGGACCCTCGCATCGTGCGGCAGCAGTCCGCCCTAGACTTCCTACCACCGCTCGACCTGAGCCCGCGGCAGCCTCCTCCAGTGGAAGACGGCCAGGAGGGCGACAAGCCAGCGGCCTAACGGCAGACGGCGAGCGGCGCGGGGAAAGGATATAACCCGCGCCGCTCGAGCCGCCGCCCGGATCAAGTGTCTCGTTCTTCTCGGTGCAGCAGCAGGGCCAGCAGGCTGTAAGAGGCCAGGTCGAAGAGGTTGTCCTCGAGCGACTCGTTCTCTAGCCGGCCAGTGACGTTGTAGGTGGCCAGCCTGGTGACCTTGTCGCTCAGCCGCACCATGGCCGCCTTCCAGGCCGGGATCCCGACGAACTTGGCACCGTTGCGGATGTTCGCCAGCGGGTCGGTCCCACTCGGGCACCCATAGTCAGAGGATTTTCTCCGGTGCATGTCCTTGATTGCGTCGCAGAGGTCGTAGAACGCTTGGCTGGTCGGGTGCACGTCCGACGTGAGCAGCGACGAGCCGAGGAACCGCTCGGCGGCGTACTTCTCGGCGCTCGCCTGCGTGATCTCGCGCCACCGCTCCGGCGCTTTGTCTTCTGGCGTGTGGCACTTGCCACCGTCGCAGCAGCCGCCAGATGTGTTTCGCATCCAGTCGGCGAACTCGCCACCAGCAGCGTCGGTCTCGTCGACGCTGGGCTGGCCGGCCAGCCGGTTCTCGACGGCTGCCCGCAGCTGTGCGTTGGTGTCCTCGAGGTCCGTGATTGTTCCTTGCATGCGTTTCCTTTCGATGATGAGTCTGGCGACATCGGCCGCCAGTGATCCTGCTGTGCCAGTCCACTGGCCTTGGTACCGATACGCTCGCTTGCGAGCCTCGGCGATGTAGTCGTCGCTCAAGTCGTAAACCATGCGTCAACGCGTCTGCGTTCTCAAGTCGCGGTCGCAGAACAACGGATACGCACGCGTCACCTCGTTGCGGCCGTGGTCGATGATTGCCATGCCCTGGCATGGCCTCTCTGGAGAGGCGACCCTCTCAGCGTATGGGCTGTGTCCAATCACGCTCCCGTTCGCCACGTACCGCGCACCACGCAGCCAGCCGAACGAGTGGTAATGGCCGAAGATCGTCAGATTCGCCTTGCGTCCCGCGTCCCACCGGGCGATGGCCTTGGAGGCCGGTAGGGCCAGACCGTAGACACCACCAGCGAACCGGATGGAGTGCCCATGGGTCGTGCGGACGAGGAACCCGTCGAGGTCGACGTAGCCCAGGTGGCCCTCGGCGATCTTCCACTGCACGTTCTTGTTCTTCTCCTCGCGGGCCAGCGTGAAAAACATCAACTGTTCCCAGGAGTGGTCTAGCTCCGTGGCAACGCGGTTCTTCTCGGTGGATCTTCCGTGGTTGCCTGCGTTGGTGGCGACCACCACCTCGTCGGCGTGCTGAGCCACGTTGTCGATGAGTCCACGCAGCCGCTCGGCGATCCACCGCGTGGCGTTCATGGGCGAAAGCTGGGCCACTTCGACGCAATCCGGGTGGATGTGGCCCGTGATGAAGTCGCCGCCCAGCCAAATCAGCACGCGGCGGATATCGGCCTGGTTGCGTTCGTGGTGCAGGCAATCCAGAAACCGCTCCTCGAGCTCGGCGAGCCGGGCCTGGCATACGTCAAGCGAGTAGTCGTTTTCACCGTTGACGGTCTCGGGAAGTACGCGCTCTTCGCAGTGCACGTCCGACAGCATGAGAATCGCCGTGGCTGCGTGCCGCGACCTCTTCTTACCTTTGACAACCTTGGTCAAGGGCACCGGCTGCACGCCCTGAAGCGACGATATAGCGTCGGCCCGCTCGCGTTCCCGGTCGATCTGCGTAAGCGCCGCCTTGTACCGATTCCGGTACGAGGCCAGCTCGGACCGCAGCCGTGCGATCTCGGCATCGGTGGCGAGTTGTGACGCGGCGGCCAGGTCGCTGGCGACCTCGTCTCTCAGGCTACGTCGAGCCATGTCAGAACTCCTTGCCACCCGATATCACTGATGCCACGAGAACGCAGGTTGTTGCTGATGGTGCGGGCCAGTGTCTTTTTTTTTCTGCCAAGCTCGCCCGACTGCCACGCAGCCTTGATCGCACTGAGTTCGGCGAGGTGTTCCGGCGAGACACGCTCCCACCACGACGGCGGTCCATGCCGCACCTCAGCCATTTCCCGGCGAACGGCGTCGAGCAGGCCGACGCTTGGGCTTTTCTTCGTCACGCGGTTTCTCCTTTACGTGGATCCAGCCATCCTCATCAGGGATGCCGCCGCCGCCGCAATCCTCGTCATCGTCGAGCTCGGGCGGCAGGATGACCGCCTTGGCTGGTGGCGTGGCTTTGGCGCGTCCCATGCCACCTAGCGTGGCAGGGCCGTCAAGCGACCGGACCCCACTTGCCCGCCGGGCAGGATTGGTCGGCCCAGCTGAGTTTTGAAACGTAGCCAGCCGCCCTCGATACAGGGCACCCGCACAACTGGCAGGCGTTGTTCTCCAGATGCTCGCAGGAGAGGCAGATGTCGTGCCGCCTGATGATCTCGGCGTCATCGCACATCGGCATACCGGCGGCGACGTGCGAGACGGCGGCGCTGGCGAAGTTCTTGATCTTGGTCAAGAACGAGGGAGCGTCGGCGCGGGCGAGGTCGGGAGCGGGCGGTGGCGACTGCGGCTCGTAGCCCGGTCCTTGTAGCGTCTCATTTACCGCAGACGGTGCTGGGCAGTTTCTTAGCGAACCGCAAAAATCATCGGGCACCCCACAAACCGAACAGGCTTTCGTCGAAGGATCGCACTTGCAATACATTGTTTTACGCTTGAATCCCTAGTACTGTCGCAGTCGCACTAGCCCAATTGTATACCGGGTTTGTGCCCGACCCCGTCGCTCCTATGTGCCGCGAATAACATACTCCACTCGAATCGGCAGTCCTAGGAAAGCCAGATTGGAACGAAATGCCCCACTGACCAATCTGCGGGCACCATTTTTTGTATTCAGTAAACACGGCCATAGTCTCATTTCCGCTACTGTTAAGCGCAGTGGTCGCAGTGACTTCAAAATCATCAGAGAAGAACGCCCAAACGTAGCACAAGACAACGCCTCCTCCTCCACTTAAATCTCTGTAGTCGGTGTAAAAGGAGAGCGTTAGGTTTTGGTCTATTTCCTTGTCGCATCCAGCCGGCCCGCCAGCCGCCCTGAACTGCACTCGGACGTTGATGAAACGAGGCAACTTTCCACCCTGCTCCGTGCAGTAGCAATAGCAGGCCGAACGATCCCCAAGGCACTCCCTGCAACTTCCCGTGCATACCGTCCCAACGCCCTTGAACGTCTTCCCCGCACCTTGGCATTGGCACTGCGGCCTGACCGTGCACGTCGGAGGGAATCCCGCTGCGCCGACCTCGCAGCACGCACCCTCTTTGCAGGCTTGCAGGCACTCGGCTTCGGTGGCGTAGCCGCCCGACGCTGGCGTTTGTCCAGACAATGGACTACCGGCGGGCGGCGTGCTTGATTGTAAACAAGGCATATTCAAGCCTGATAGGCAAGTGACCAAGAGAACGACGTGTTTCCCTCGGCCAGCGATGCGGTTCCGGTTGCGGGCAATGTCGGGCATCCATACGCGTCAGCAGGAGTCGCCGTCACTTGACCAATTACGCCTTGGCAAGTTGTGTCATCGTATGAGTAGACGGACAGTATGTAAGTGTTAGGCACAAGAACGGAACGCACGAACGTTATGAAAATGCCGTGCCTGTCAAAGGGACTAAATCCTGTTCGGCATTGTTTTTCCCCTCGGTCATCTGAGAAATCCCACCTAGTGCACGTGCCAGCAACCGGCGAAAGAGTCCTAGTGCCAGCCAACGGCGTTGCTGGCGTCTGGCTTTGAGATAAATAGTTTGAAATAGTTAGCACAACCGGAGTCTGCGGGCACGCAGGGTTGTAGCAATACCACCCATCACCACCGCAGCACCCGCAGTTCTCTGCGATCTTGCCGTCCTTGACGATCAGCGATCCGTTTTTGGTGGCGAGTGTCATGTGCAGGCCGTGGTTCCGAGCCAACGAAGGTTGCCGCCCTGAATCGTCAAGACGTGCGTGCCGCTGGCGGAATATCCGGGCTGCTGCGTCAGGTTTGGCTGTACGAGATACCACGCGGTGCCGTCCTTGGCGATCGACACATCGCACGACCCAGCCGGACTCAGGCCGCACACGAGGTTCATCACGCTGGCGGTATTCGGCGTGCTGGTCACATTGCGAAAGGTAACCGTCTTGCTGGCGTTGATCGCCCACGCCCCAGTAAACGTGCAGACCCTGAACACCTTGCCAGACCCGCCGCCACCTCGAGGTCCCCACTCCAGCGGCCCGAGGTCGCGGTTCCCGGCCTCCACTTCGCGAACGACCTTGCCGATCCGCTCAGCTGCGGGCTTCGTGAACGTCACTCGCTGCGTGCCAGCGGATGCGCCGTCGGGTTTTCGTGCCATGTGGGACTACCGTCACGAAATCGGAAAGGCCTCGGTCGGAACAGTTATGGTCGCGCCGGTGTATCCTCGGTTGCTGCCCTTAGTAATCCGGAAATCGTCGATATGGAAAGGTCCGCCGCTTCCTGGATACTTAGGCCAAACGCCAATCGAAGGGTTGTCGCCGCCAGTTTGCATGGCGGCATTACTGGCGGCGTCCGTGAAATCTAAATCGCCATTGATGTAGATGCGGAACGTCCCAGAGCTTCTTGACAAGGCAACATGATGCCACGTTGATGTCGCCAGCGTGGTCGAGCCTCCCGCAAAACCATCTCCAGCAGTCACCCAGTTCGAGCCGTTTGACGACCACGACATGGCGATTGTGCCGCCGCTTGTCTTCTCAAGAAAAAGCGGCGTCAAGCCGCCGGATTGGTTGCCCGCAAGAGAAAACAGTTGAAACTGCGTCCCGGTCTGCGTGAACCACAGCCAAAACTCGATCACGAAATCGTCGGCACCAAACGCAAACGCAGACGAGTTGCCGACAGACAGGTAGTTGCTGGAGCCTCCTCCCAGCAGTGCAGACGATCCGCCCCACTTGCTCTGCGCCGTCGACTGCGTTGCGCTACCGAACGGCGTTATAGTTTTCGGCGACGATGACGAGTCGACGAACGTACTGCCCGCGCCGTCTCCTCGCAGCAAAAGCGAGACACTACTAAAAAGAGGATCGGTGGCGTTCCACGTCGAAATCGCTGCACGCTTCCAGGTGTTTGTGGCCGTCGCCAGATAGAAATGGCTTCCGTCGTATGCGATCTGCCCCGCAGTCCCTGCCGATGTCGGAGACGCAGGCGCCGACAGCCACGAAATACCGCCACCACCGCCAGCCGCCGCGATCGTGATCGAGCTGCTCGCCGTGCTGACCGTCACGCCAGCACCGCCGGTAATCGACACAGTGCCCGTCAGGCCGTTCAGCACCTGCACGTAGTCGTGCGAGTGGTTGGCGGGAGCGGCACCTACGTCTGCCGCCGAGGGCATCAAGTGCACGTGGTCGGCCCGTGACGCGTCGCCGCTTGTACCCGCCGCTGCCGTGCCCAGCGGCTGCGGCGTGGCACTGCTCACGACAATCCCGGACGTGCCGCCCGCAAACGCCACCGTGATCGACCCGGCCGCCGTGTCGCGGCTGAGCGTCATGCCAGCACCCTGGACCAGCACCGGGTCGACGATGCTGAAGCGGCTCGCCCAGCTGGCCGCCGTGCCGTCGGTTACCAGCGGCCCGGCCTTGCCGCCCTGGGCGGGCAGGCTTGTGTATCCGGCGATGTCCGCCGTGGAGTGCGTGTGGATCGACGCCGCGTAGTCGTGCGTGTGGCCGACCTGCGAGAACGCTGCCGTGAGGCCTACCACGTCTGCCGTGCTGTGGGTGTGGGCCTGCGGCGCGAACGTCGTAGGAACGCCGCTGAGTGCCGTGTAGCCAATGGTTGGGATGCGAGCGAGCGCAAGCACGCCGCTGGAAATCGCCGCGGCGTCGTGCGTGTGGCTGGCTGCCGCGAACGAGCTCGAGATACCGGTGATGTCTGCCGTGCCGTGCGTATGGGCCGTAGGTGCGAAGGTAGCTGGCACGTTCTGCAGGCTCGTATACGACCCGCTAGAGGCAACTGCGGCTAAGCCGCTTACGTCTGCCGCTGCCAGCGAGATCGCACCCTGGCGGCCAGCTACGCTCTGCACCGGAGCCGCAGCGGCTGCCGCAGCCGTGAACGACACCACGTCACTGGTCGAGTGCGTGTGGGCCGAGGGTCCGAACGTGGCCGGTACGTTGGCCAGGGCGGTGTACGAGATCGTCGGAATACGTGCGATGTCGAACGTGCCAGCCGTCACGTCTGCGGCCTGCAGCTGCACCGCACCCACACGCCCGGCCACCGACTGCACGGGAGCCAGGCTGGAGACAGCCGCCGTGCCGTAGCTCGCAATCGTGAACTGCGAGGCACTGGTGGAAATCGTGATCCCGTCGCCCGCCGCCAGCTGGAACGTCCCGAAGGCGTTGGTTGCCGTGCCGGGAGCGACAACAAAGCCAGCCGGGCCGATGCCGCCGCCGACCTCGATCGACACGGCTGTGCCGCCCGACACGCTCACACCCGCAGCAGTGCTAGAGACAACGACGTTGATGCTCATGGTGCGAACGCTCGCAGTGTGCCAGAGAGGTAGGTGCGGGTGACGAGGCCGGGCGAGACGCCACGCAGATACCAGCGGTAGGTCTGTGCCGACACAAGCGTCGAGGTCTGCAGCTCAGTCAGCGAAAGGTTTAGCTGCCCGGCCGCAGCGTTGACCGTCGTGACGGCGAACGTGGCCGCGGTGGCGCCCTGCGTTGCGACGCCGGACGGGTTGACGAACGACACGCTGGTCGAGGATTGGTAGACGATGGCCGTCCACGTGAACCCGGTGGTGTCGATGCTCAGGTCGGCCAACATCCCAAACTCATCGCCCACCGTGAGCGAAATGTCGAGCGTGCCCGGAAGTGCGAGAAACTGCGCCATAACGTCACCTTAGCCGTTGTATCAAAGTGCTTTTAGAACGGAGGCGTGCCGAACAACGGCCCAAACGCCACCTCAGCGTGGACCCGCCGGTAGAGAATGTCGGGCGCGACGCCCGGCCCTTTGAGCGAGCCGTTGGCGTTCAGCGCGACCGGGTTGGACGAGGCCAGTTTTTCGCCGCTTTCGGCGTCGATGACGTAGGCCCGCTTCTTCTGGCTCCCCTCGATGTAGTTGTATCCCACGTTCGGGAGCATCAACCGCCAGCCGCTCTGCCGAAACGCCAACTCAACCGACACGGCCCAGAACTTGAGTTCGCTGCCGTTGACTACCTCGACCTGTTGCTGGCCGCTGATGCCCTGGCATTTCCATTGGTACGGCGCTGCGCCCAGATACCCGT